CTAATAAAATTGAATGTTTAAAACCTTGATTTTACCGTCTTTCTTCTCGAATTCAATTTGTTTTATCATTTCTTGGACAAATTGTCTTTTCTCTTCACTAGTAAGGACAGACCAGTTTTCTTTAAACATCCTTACTAGCTCTTTAGCTCGTTCAATATCAATAGGCTTTTTAGGGGGATGGGAAATCTGCTCTTTTTCGAGTTCAGCAGTTGCTTTTTGTAAAGCTTCTTTAGTTTCTGACATCAACTGTTCGAACTCTTGGTCTGTCATTAAATCCATAGACCAAGCTTTTTGATATTTTTTTCTTTGTTTTTCAATACTGATTATTCTTTGATGAAGCTTTTCATAGTCCTGTTGTTTCTCTTCCGGTATTTTCGGTACACGCTTAAGTTTTAAATTTTGCATATACTCAATTAAAGCTTTTTCAAATTTTTTTTCACTGCCCCCAATAGTGGGGCGTTTATTCAAAAGACAAGCTTGGCACCTATAATGATTACTTTCAACGTGTTTATTGTCTCTTTTCCTGAAATACTTAGAGCGCTCACTTGTAAGCCGATTTCCGCAATTTGGGCAGATTATTTTTGTTTGGAATATGAAAATTGAGTAGGTTTCTCTTTTCTTAAAATTTTGCCGGTCGTGTAATATTTTTTGTAGCTGATCAAATTCCTCTTTAGAGATATAGCCCTCAAAAGCATCTTCAATTATTTCATCACCCCACCGAAAAGCGCCGTACAGTACCGGATTTTTCAACATTACGAGTATAGAGGCTATATGCCATTTATATCCCCTTCTAGGCATAGCATCAGATTCGTCGAGGTAGTCTGCCAATTCTCTAAGTGAATAACCTTTTTTGATCTTATCAATCATATCTAAGAGTATTTCACCCTCTTGAGGATTCTTGACCAGGTACTCACCTTCTTTTGTGAAACCAAAAGGGGCAGGAGCACTATATTGTCCCTGTCGCGCCTTTTCGACTTGGCCCATTTTTACCCGTTCCCCTAAATTCTCTCTTTCCCATTGGGCCATGGCCGCAACTAACGTGATAAAAAGACGGCCAGTTGCTGACCCCGTATCATAGACCTCAGTGGCGGACCTGAAAACGGCATTGTACTTGTCAAAGTAGTCTAAAAGAGAGTAGAGGTCACGAACAGACCGAGTCAGCCTGTCGAGCCTATAGACTAGAACTGTGTTAATTATGCCTTGTTCTATATGTCTGAGCATTAATTCCAGTGACGGTCTATGTATATCTTTAGCTGATTTTCCTTCGTCTATATAAAATTTATAGTTTGCCCATCCCTGGGAAACGCAATAGGCTTTTAGTTTTTCCTTTTGGGCAGCTATTGAATAGCCTTCCTTTGCTTGCTCTTCTGTCGAAACCCTAACATATATCCCGACACTCTTTTGGTTGCTTTCCTCCATTAGATTCAAGTGAAGCTCCTTTCTAGAAACGTATGTTCTGTTTTGAGGTTAAAAATTTTTAAACTCGGATAAATCCTTTAAATGCGCTAGCTCTGCAGACACCCCATTCATCACAGCGACATCTTTTAGGGTAAAATTCGTATTTTTGTACTGGCTTATAACCCAATCAGGTAGAAGAAGTTCAACGGCAAAAGTATTTGCCTCAACTTCGACCTTATCAACTGAGAAAAGAGTATGCTCTTTCATGAATGGGGTATTAGCGCGAGGGTGTAATTGTGCGTGCCCAAGTTCATGACCGCAGACAAATGTTTTTTTACCCTGGCTTAAGTTTGAATTGATAACGATGTATTTGTTTCTTTTGTCGTATTTATAAAACCCCATTATTTCATGGTGTAAGTCCCATTGAATGACATTAATATTTAGATATGATGCAAGTTCATAAGGATTACTGGTTTTATACTTTTTAATTAGTTTTTGCACAGCTGCTTTTATCAAAGTATAAGGCCCCCTATTCTTGATCGTCTTTTCTGTATTTCTTTGGTGTGTATTTCTTATTGATTCTTTGTGTTTGACGAACGATGTGCTCCATTGCTTCCATGAGAGACTCAACGGCTTCGGGACTCATAGGCTCACCAGAGAAGCTTAGTCCGTCCGAGTTCTCTAAGTCCCTTCTTATTTCCTCCATACGCTTTGCGATGTCTTTTTCTTCTTTAGCGTTATATTCTGCAGGCTCTTCTTTTATAAGGTTTTCTTCACCAACAATTGCAGAGACCTGCACACCAAGTGCCCCTGCTACAGATTCCAAAGTGGAAAGGCTTGGGTTGTATCTATCTCTCTCAATATCTGCAAGGTATGAACGAGAAAGATTTGCCTTGTCAGCCAGTTGTACTTGAGTTAACTTCCGTTCCTTCCTAATAGCTTTAATTCTCTGCCCTACAGTCATGATTTTATCTCCTTTACAACACAGTAAGGCCTAAAAAGCTCCCATTGTGTCGCGTGTCGTTTAGTATGACACAATTATAGTACCCAAATGTCGGAAATACAATGCTAAAAATGACGGAAATACAAGTATTTTTTAGCAAAATGACGGAAATACAAGCTAAATACTCTCTAAATCTTTAAAATGCTTGAATTTCGTCATATTTCGACTTTTACAAAATGTCGTGAATACCGTACAATTTAGCCATACCTTAACGGGAGGTGATAAACATGCTGGATGGGAAAAAGCTTGGAGCTTTAATCAAGCATAAAAGGAAAGAAAGGCACTTGAAGCAGACAGAAATGGCGCAGGCACTGGGCCTGTCTAGGACTTACCTTTCTGACATCGAAAACGGAAGATATCTGCCGAGCACAAAGACACTTTCTAGAATAGCAATTTTTATAAATCTGGATTTAAATGTGTTAAAAATGACGGAAATACAAGTAGTTAAGGAGGGTGGATATGAAAGAGCTTCCGGCACATGTAGAAGACAAGCTTTATGAGTTTTTTATGAAGCTATCAGTTCCAAGGTTGCTTGAAAAAGAAGCCTTGGAGAAAGGAGGGGGTTCAAATGCAGAGGGAAAAGGCAATTGAACTTGCAGCCTTCTTCGCTGAATTTGAGCAGAAGATGCGAAAAATGAATAGATCCAAAATTGCGGATTTTTCTCACAACCAAATGCTTAAATACTGCAGGGCTTATCTTGTAGCAAGACCTACAGTGTAAAAAAGCCGCCTTTGCCGAGGCGACCCATTGTAAAACAAATAACGCCGCAATTATATCACGCGGACCAAAAATATGAAACCGGAGGTTTTACCATGTCAGCCATTAGCTCAGTTTCTCAAGCGAACGCGTTTTCCCAAGACCTTAACCAGGCAAAGAAAGACCGTTCGGCATTAGCTTCAAGTATTAACGCTCGGACAGCTCGTTTGGTCGCTTTCTTAAGACAGAACGGTCCTGTACTTGTTTACCGTGATGACAAGGCGACGATAATCGAAGCCGTCAAAAAAGTCTCTACTAAATTCGATAAGGCAAAGCTTGGAAACATCGTAGGCCTGCCAGCGTCAAAGTTAAATCCTATCACGATTGCTGAACTCGTTGAAAAGGGCAAAGTCACTGCGGCCCAGGTCGAAGACTGCCAATACGAGGAAGAGGATTACAAATTAAAAATTCGCAAAGCAAAAAAGAAAGAAATTGCGGCTTTCCGCAATCAAAAATAGGAGGTTGTACTTATGAATATCACTTTAAAAATTGAAGCGCCGGAGCTTGCTAAATCGCTCCAAGCATTAGCAGACGCACTTTCTGCGAGCCCTCTGTCCGTAAATAAGGCTGCTGAGGTTAAGGCCGAAAAGGAAAAGCCTGCAGAGAAAAAGCCGGTTGAAGTTAAAAAGGAGCCTGAGACCGAAGCAAACCAGAAAGCAGCCCAGGAGGACGCGCAGGAAATTGATATTAAAGTCGTTCGCCAAAAGTTGGCTGAAAAATCCCAGGAAGGCAAACAAGCCGAGATAAAGCAGCTATTCGCGAAATACGGCGCTAAAAAGCTGACCGAGGTTCCAAAAGAGCATTATGCGGAATTACTTGAACTGGCGGAGCAGCTATGACGCAAGGGCATGCCGATAGAGCCCACGCGAAGTTATCTGCGTCAGGCTCAAAACGCTGGCTCACCTGTACGCCAAGCGCTCGTTTAGAAGATCAGTTTGAAGAAACGACAAGCGAGTTTGCAGAAGAAGGGACCCTGGCACACGAAGTGTCAGAGGTGCTGCTTCAATATCACACTGGGCAAATTTCTAAAGCTACACGGACGCGACGACTAAACAAGCTAAAAAAGCATGAATTGTATTCTGATTCAATGCTGGAATATGTCACGACCTATTCAGATTTAGTGATTGAAAAATTTAATGCTCTTGAGGCGGACAAAGGCGACGCTACTATCTTACTTGAACAGCGCTTAGATTTCAGCGAGTGGGTTCCCGAAGGCTTTGGGACCGGTGACGCTTTGATCATAGCTGATGAAGTTATAGAAGTGATAGACCTGAAATATGGGAAAGGCGTACCCGTGGAAGCAGAACAGAACACTCAAATGATGCTTTATGCATTAGGGGCACTAAATCAATTTGGCGCTCTATATGACATCGAATTTGTTCGCATGACGATTGTACAGCCGCGACTAGATAGCGTATCTACATATGAGCTATCAGTATCTGAGCTTATGGCATGGGCCAATGAATTTGTTAAACCCCGGGCGCAAATGGCCTGGGAGGGTGAGGGTGACTTTGAAGCCGGTGAACACTGCAGATTCTGCAGGGCAAAAGCAACCTGTGCAGCAAGGGCTAAGAAAAATCTAGAGTTAGCGCGGTTTGATTTTCAAAAGCCTGAGCTTCTATCAAAAGAGGACCTAGGGGCAATTCTCTACGAAGCAGAAGAGCTCAAAAGGTGGGTTAAGGATGTACAAGATTATTCCCTTGCACAAGCCGAACACCACGGGGAGAAGATACCAGGATGGAAGCTTGTTGAGGGCAGAAGTAACCGGAAATACGCGGACAAAGATGCAGTGAAAAATACTCTCTTGGCCGAAGGTTACGAACCAGAACAAGTGCTTACAAAACCGGAGGTTCTGGGAGTATCAGCCTTAGAAAAAAGTATCGGCAAAAAAGCATTTAATGAATTACTGCAAGACCTGGTTATAAAACCGGCAGGGAAGCCAACTCTTGTCCCTGAATCGGACAAACGACCTGAATTAAATTCAACTGAGTCAGCCATTGCTGATTTCAAATAAAAAACTCAAATCAAAAGGAGACATGCAAAATGGCAGTTAACAAAAACACAAACACTAAGGTAGTAACAGGAAAGGTTCGCTTTTCATATCTTCATGCTTTTCAACCTCATGCAATTGAGGACGGCCAAGAGCCAAAATACAGCACTGCAATTCTTATCCCGAAAACTGATAAGGAAACACTAAGAAAAATCAAGGCCGCAATTGAAGCAGCTAAGCAAGCTGGCGCCAGCAAATGGGGCGGTAAAATCCCAGCAAACCTCAAAACGCCTTTACGCGATGGGGATGAAGAAAGACCAGACCAGGAGGAATATGCAGGCTGCTATTTCTTGAATGCCTCAAGCAAGACTAAACCAGGCATTGTAGATAGACACCTAAATGACATTATCGATTCAGAAGAACTTTACAGTGGTTGCTATGGCCGTGTTTCAATTAACTTCTACGCGTTTAACACAGCCGGAAACAAAGGGATTGCTTGCGGCTTAAATAACATCCAAAAGCTTGAGGATGGAGATTACCTGGGCGGTCGCTCACGGGCTCAAGATGACTTTGATGCAGTTGATGACTTTGAAGACGATGGCGAAAGCTTCTTAGATTAAAAGAACTATGAGGGGAGACGAGAGTTTCCCCTTTTTAATAGATTGGGAGTGAAAACATGTTTAATCCATCAGACTGGTATATCACACCTCAAGAATACGAACGGGCAGCTAAAAACGGTATTGACAAAATACGCCTTGAAAGAAGAATACGTTTCTCAGGATGGGATAAAGAAAGGGCCATAACAACACCCGTAAAAAAACGCAAGCCTAAGTCAAAATGGGCTGATGTTGCAGTATCAAACGGGATTCACCGAAACTTATTTTTTGCACGTGTGAATAGGCTGGGCTGGGATGAAGAAAAGGCCGCGACAACCCCGGCATCTGACGTGAGGGAGAACATGAAAAAAGTACAAAAGCATTCGTCTCGTAATAAACACTATCGTCATTCCCCTGAATTGATAGCCCTTGCTGAGTCGAACGGTATTAAATACCTAACCTATATTAATCGGGTCAATAACTGCGGAATGGACCCTTACGAAGCTGCAGTTACACCCCTTAGAACACGTAAAGAGGTAGCTGAACTCGGCCGTAAAGCTTTCCAAGAAAAATACGGGGATGTAAACGGGCTATTTTTTCAAAAAAGGCGGGCTACTAATTGAAAACTTTATCAATTGATATAGAAACATTCTCAAGTGTTGATCTTTTAAAAGCAGGCGTTTACGCGTACACAGAAGCCCCTGACTTTGAAATTTTATTGTTTGCTTATGCTTTCGATGATGACCCTATAAAAATAATTGATCTGGCTCAGGGGGATACACTGCCGCATGAGGTTCTGGTGGCGCTGACAAGTTCGCAGGTAATCAAGACAGCATATAACGCTAACTTTGAAAGAACGTGTATTGCAAAGCATTTTAAGTTAATGCTGCTTCCGGCGCAATGGAGGTGTACAGCTGTCCACGCTACTACCTTGGGGCTTCCTGGGAATCTTGACGGGGTGGCTAAAGCGTTAAAGCTATCAGCGCAGAAGGATAAAGCTGGTAAAGCCCTTATTCGTTACTTTTCAGTACCTTGTAAACCGACCAAGGCAAATGGGCAAAGGGTTAGGAATCTACCCGAACACGACCCGGAGAAATGGGAGAAATTCAAAGTCTATTGTATCCAGGATGTTGAAGTGGAACGTGCAATCAAAAACCGTATTTCTAAGTTTGAGCCTTTGGAGTCTGAACATAAATTATGGGCGTTAGATCAGGAAATAAATGATAGAGGCGTTCGGATAGATGTGGACCTGGTCAAGCATGCAATAGCCTGTGATGAACAGTATCAGGCTGGCTTAATAGCAGAGGCTAAGAAGTTGACCGGTCTGCCCAATCCCAACAGTACGGCGCAATTAAAAAAATGGCTTGAAGAGAAGGGGCTTACTGTTTCCAGTCTAGCTAAAGACAAAATAGAGGAACTTATTGAAAACACAAACGATGAAACTGTTCACAGGGTTTTGAGATTAAGGCAAGAAATGGCGAAAACCTCAGTTAAAAAGTATCTGGCAATGGAGAAGGCTCTTTGCCCTGATAATCGTGTTCGCGGCTTACTTCAATTTTACGGGGCCAGCCGTACTGGCAGATGGGCCGGACGTTTGGTTCAAGTTCAGAATTTGCCACAAAACAAGATAGAGGACCTGGACACAGCCAGGAACTTATTGAAGGGCGGGCACTATGAAGCGATCGAATTGCTTTATGGCCAAGTTCCTTTTGTACTGTCTCAGCTTGTTAGAACAGCTTTTATCCCGTCAGAAGGTAATGAGTTTTATGTCTCTGACTTCTCGGCCATCGAGGCCCGTGTGATTGCTTGGCTTGCAGGAGAAGAATGGCGTCTGGAAGTGTTCAACACTCACGGGAAGATTTACGAGGCTTCGGCAGCACAAATGTTCAAAGTTCCGGTTGAGTCAATCACTAAAGGCAGCCCATTAAGACAAAAAGGTAAAGTTGCCGAGTTAGCTTTGGGCTACCAGGGCGGAAAAGGTGCGCTTATTCAGATGGGTGCCCTAAACATGGGCTTAGCAGAGGATGAACTTCCTGAGCTTGTAAAAGCTTGGCGGACAGCAAATAAAAAGATAGTTAAGTTCTGGTATGACGTAGAAGCCGCGGCAATTAAAGCAGTTAAAGAGAGAAAGCCAGTCAAGCTTCAGCACGGACTAACCTTCTTATGTGAATCCGGCATTTTGTTTGTACAGCTACCGTCAGGCAGACGCCTAGCATATGCTAAGCCAAAACTTGAACTGGATGAGCGCTTCGGTAAAGAAGCACTTACGTATGAGGGGAAACTTGAGTCTGGTAAGTGGGGGCGATTGAACACATACGGCGGCAAGCTTGTCGAGAATATCGTTCAGGCAACTGCACGGGATTGTCTGGCTATTACACTTATGCGTTTAGACAATGCTGGCTATAAAACTGTTATGCACGTTCATGATGAAGCTGTCCTGGATGTTCCCCGAGGGAAAAATGAATTGGATAAAGTAGAGGCCATTATGGGAGAGCCTATTTCTTGGGCTAAGGGTCTACCCTTGACCGCGGACGGCTTTGTTACAGATTACTATAAAAAAGATTAATAGTAGGGGCTGAGATTATGAGTTTTATAAGAAGTCTAATAGCCGTGTTCGGGCTTTTATTCTCAGTGAGGAAAAAGGAAGTGGAATATTACGAATGGATAGAAAGGGATGGTAAGTGATGGCTATTATTAAAAATTATTCACTTGGGGATTTTGGCTGCATCGGGACCGAAACCGAGTTTATTTTGATCATCAAAAATAAAATTTATGGACCCTGGGGTAATGAGCGCTTTGAATCAGTTTTAAATACTTTAGAAGGCGTACTTGAACAGCCTCGAAAATTAGTACCTTTAGCAGAATGAAAAGGGCTGCCATTAAAAATATTTATTGGAGGCGTTGAGGATGAATCAACAAGCAAGTTATGGAATTTATAGCACTAGGTCAAAGAAATTTTGCTTTGGCATTGATGAGCCATCAAAGTCAAAAGCTTGGAAAGCCTTATTCAAAAGGATAGGAAAAGACGCGTATAAATGGCGCTTTGAAGTCAGAAAAATTAAGAATGGTAAAAGGCAAGGCGCAGGATTACAGAGTGAGTGAATATGGGGAGGGGGTGTCCGGTGATGGAAACAGCTTTAAAAAATCGAGTGCAGCATGACGGGTCTATCACCATAGCAATTGGGCGCAACCGTTGGGATAAGGCTTGGAAAAACAAAGACATGCTATGGTCCGATCTGCTGAAAAAATTATCAACGCCAAATTACACGAATGAAACCTATGCAGAATATAAAAAGATGTCCAAGTCACAGCAGGACCAAATAAAAGATGTTGGCGGGTTTGTTGGGGGCTCTTTAAAAGGTGGCCGCCGGAAAACAGATACAGTAGCCTGGCGTCAAATTGTCACCCTCGACGCCGATTTCATAAAAGGCGATCTCTGGGCTTCAGTGGAAATGATGTACGACTTTGCATGTGCAGCCTATTCAACACATAAGCACAGCAAAGAAACGCCTCGCTTAAGGCTAGTGATTCCATTAAGGCGGGCTGTTACACCTGATGAATACCAGGCAGTATCCCGCAAACTAGCAGCTGATATCGGTATTGATTTTTTCGATGATACGACTTATCAGCCTCACCGGTTGATGTACTGGCCGTCAACGTCTAAAGACGGCGAATATGTTTTTAAATTACAAGATGAAGCCTGGCTTGACCCTGATGAAGTTCTAGCCAGCTATGAAGACTGGACCGACCCATCATATTGGCCGGAATCATCCAGGATTCAAAAAAGCCGGCAAAAGCTTGCAGATAAACAAGGTGACCCTCATGAGAAAAACGGAATGGTCGGAGCCTTCTGCCGAACATATTCGATTCCGGAAGCAATTGAAACGTTTTTAACTGACGTCTATGAAGAAGCTGGGCCAGGGCGTTTCACTTATAAAGAAGGGTCCACTAATGGCGGTTTAATTCTCTACGATGACGAAAAATTTGCATATTCCCATCATGGGACTGACCCGGTCGGAGGTCTTTTAGTCAACGCTTTTGATTTAGTCAGAATCCATAAGTTTGGCATGCGTGATGAAGAAGCTGACCCAAATACGCCGGTTGTTCGTCTGCCATCATTCACGGCTATGTCGGATTTTGCTTTAAATGATAAAAATGTAAAACGCACAATCGGACAAGAAAAGCTGGCCCAGGCGAGTGAAGAGTTTGGGGTTGTTGAAGACTCGGACATGGATTGGTTGGAGCATCTGGACGTAAAGAAAAACGGTGATGTTCTTTCGACGGCCAAAAACATTATCTTGATTCTGCAGAATGACCCTCGGCTTGCTGGGAAAATCGCATGGAATGACTTTTCGCATAGGGCTGCCGTTTTGGGTGATCTGCCTTGGCGTAAATTATCGGAGGGAGATTACTGGACGGACAGGGACGATGCCTCTTTAAGAAACTACTTAGAGACAATCTATAAAATTTCCGGACAAGGCAAGGTTCATGATGCCTTAATGGAGGTCCAAGGGAAGAATAAATTTCATCCGGTGCAAGATTATTTAAACAGCTTGGAATGGGACGGGCTGCCCCGTCTTGACACGCTTTTTATTGAATATCTGGGCGCTGAGGACACGGAGTATGTCCGGGCCGTTACTCGAAAGATTTTCACTGCAGCCGTTGGGCGCGTTCTTAAGCCAGGCGTGAAATTTGATAACGTTCTGGTCATGGTAGGGCCCCAGGGTGTGGGGAAAAGCTTCATCATTAAAAAACTTGGAATGGGTTGGCATTCTGACTCAATTACAACAGTTCAAGGGAAAGAAGCATATGAACAATTGCAAGGTGCCTGGCTGATAGAGCTGGCCGAATTGTCTGCGACCCGTAAAGCAGAAGCTGAGGCAGTAAAGCACTTTATTTCCAAGCAGGAGGACAGCTATAGGGTTGCATACGGCCGACAAATATCTGTTTTCCCGAGACAGTGCGTTTTCTTTGGCTCCACTAACGATGTGACTTTCTTGAAAGACCGAACAGGGAACCGACGCTTTTGGCCCGTTGTTGTGGCAGCACAGGAAAGAACAAAAAGCATTTGGAAAGACCTTAACCAATATGAGATTGACCAGATATGGGCTGAGGCCGTTGATTGTTGGCACGAAAAAGAGCCCCTTTATCTCACAGGCGAGTTAGAAGAGGCCGCCAAAGAAGCCCAAGAGCTTCACACCGAAGACAGTGCAAAAGCTGGCCTGATTGAGGAATATTTAAACACTCTTCTTCCCGAAGATTGGGACAAAAAGGACATTAGCGAAAGAAGGAATTTTCTACAGGGTTACGATTTCGATGGAGAAACGAAAGGGACCGTTAAACGCGAAAGAGTTTGTGCCATGGAGGTATGGGTTGAGCTATTCGGGGGCGACCCTAAGCAAATGACCCCTATCCAGGCTCGTGAGATAAACGATATTTTGCGAAGGCTTCCAGGTTGGGCGCCATACACTGAGAGCCGTGGCAGGATGAAATTTGGCCGTTTGTATGGTGTGCAAAGAGCTTTTGTAAGAGTGAATTAACGGTATCCATACTAATTTATGAAAATCTAAATCCGGTATCCATGGTATCCATACTAGTATCCATAAGTTAAGAGTATGGATACCGTAATAAACCCAGCAGTATCAAGGGCCCAGCCTATATTGGTATCCATGGTATCCATATTATCTATATAAATATAAAAATAAAAGAATATAGCGTACACACGTAAGAAAATCCCTATAATCTCTTTATTTCATGATCATAGATAGGCTATGGCAATTATGGCAACTATGGATACCGGTTAAAAGGAGTGATGGCAGTTTTGAAGGAAAGTCAATTAGAGCGACTTCTCAAACGGGAGGTTGAAAGGTATGGAGGCAAGGCGATGAAATTCGTATCCCCAGGTTTATCTGGGGTGCCTGATAGGCTTGTGCTTTTACCTGGGGGAAGGGCTGTCTTTGCGGAGATGAAAGCGCCGGGAGAAAAGTTGAGGCCTTTACAAGTGAAACGTAAAAAGGATTTAGAAGCATTGGGTTTTGAGGTTCGAGTGTTAGATTCAACAGAATCAGTAAAAGCTTTTGTTAGGAGGGCATTTCATGGAGTTCAAACCACATCAATATCAAGAGCATGCAATCAATCACATTATTAAAACTGAGGCAGCGGGTCTTTTTCTTGATATGGGGATGGGGAAAACCGTAAGTACACTAACAGCAGTATCAGACCTCCTATATGATTATTTTGATGTATCGAGGGTATTGGTGATCGCGCCTTTAAGGGTGGCAGAAGATACTTGGTCAAGAGAAACAGAAAAATGGGACCACACTTCCCATCTAAAAGTATCGAAAGTGTTGGGCCCTGAATCATCCAGAATTATGGCCCTAGATACTAAAGCTGACATATACGTTATTAACCGTGAAAATGTTGAATGGCTTGTTAATTTTTATGGCAAAGAATGGCCTTTTGACATGGTGGTGATAGATGAGCTTTCCAGCTTTAAGTCATCTAAGGCAAAACGATTCCGGGCCTTGAAGAAAGTTAGGCCTTTTATAAAAAGAATTGTGGGCCTGACAGGAACACCCGCCCCAAACAGTTTGATTGATTTATGGCCGCAAATGTATTTGTTAGATCAGGGAGAGCGATTGGGCAAAACCGTCACCAGTTATAGGGAGAAATACTTTCAGCCGGATCAAAGAAATAGAACTGTTATATACAGCTGGAAGCTTAGAGAAGGAGCCGAAGAGGCCATTCATAAAAAAGTGTCTGATATTTGCATTAGTATGCAGGCCAGAGATTGGCTTGAACTGCCTGATCGAATCGATAATGTTGTGAAAGTACGAATGCCTGACAAAATTAAAGCGAAATACAAACAGCTTGAAAAGGATTTGCTTCTTCCATTTTTAGATGGCGATGTTGTGGCTGGTACTGCAGCAGTTCTTTCAAACAAACTTTTGCAACTGGCGAACGGTGCCGTATATGACGAAAATGGAGAAATTCAAAAACTTCATGATGAAAAACTGAATGCTTTAGAGGACATAGTGGAAGCAGCCAACGGCAAGCCTATTCTTGTCTTTTATTCATACAAGCACGATCTTGAACGCATTCAGCAAAAATTTAAGAAGGCAAAGACGTTAGACAGCAGCAAAGAGATAGCTGACTGGAACAAAGGCAAAATTGAAATGCTTTTAGCACATCCAGCATCTACGGGGCACGGACTAAATTTACAGGATGGAGGCCATATCATTGTATGGTTTGGAATGACTTGGAGTCTTGAACTGTATCAGCAAGCAAATGCAAGGCTTGACCGCCAAGGACAGAAACATAGTGTTATTGTGAACCACCTTGTCACAGAGGGCACTGTTGACGAAGATGTTATGCGGGCATTAGAGGGTAAAGCCGTCGGGCAAAAGGCTTTAATGGAGGCAGTCAAAGCAAGATTGGAGAAATTAGCATGACAGCAGAACAGCTTTCGTTTATGAGTCCTGTGGATGCAAGAGCCGTAAGAAAAATAGTCATCAAAGAGCTAAAAGATTATAGAGCCTTAAAAGTACAAATTGAAAACAAGAGAGAATGCGAAAGCGCAGGCATGAGTCTTTTTCCTTCTCTAAGGGATTCTCATAATATCAATGAGCTAAAGGTGAAGCAAATGGAGCGAGCCTTACAAAATAGCCTGGATGATTTGGAGCGTTTGATCATTGAAAAGAAATATCTAACGGCATCCGCAGTCAAAGACATAAGTATATATATGGATTTAGGTATCAAGAAAAACACTTATTACGAATTGAAAAAAAGGGCAATATACCGCCTTGCTACAGCACTTGGAATTATCTGAGTGCTTTTTCTTTTGGACAAAAAACGGACTTTTAAGGATACAAAAAGGGGCCCAAAAAAGGAGACTATTTATGTTTGGAATCTCGATAAACTTTTCTTATCAACTTCGAGGGAGTGTGGATTTTAAAACTTATCAAAAACAACTTCATAGCACGGGAAAAGCGCCTATCCCTTATCAAGGCGAATTCGGATACTCAAATTAAAGCGTTGAGGAATGAGTGATCATTCTGAGCTGGATCGCGCTAGTCTTGCGACTTTGGTATCGGGAGATATTTTTTGTAAACTGCTTCCGGTAAATCTCAGGGAGAACTATTGGCGGTTAACGGCTTGAGTGCGGTGGCAGTTTAGAAAGAATATATTGGGGGTGATAGTGCTGCCGTTAAAAAGGTGTAACGCGCCAGCCTGCCGCAACTATGTGGACTGGACACAACGCTATTGTGAGAAGCACAAAGGTTATACAGACAAGCAATACAACAAAGATGTGAGGTACAACAGGGAGAACAATAAACTCTATTCCTATTATCATTCGAGAGAATGGAAGCTTCTCCGAGAGCAGAAGCTTAGAGAAAGTAACTATCATTGTGCCGTCTGCGCCTCGCAAGGACGTTTAAATAAGTCTCATAGGTTAGTAGTCCATCACAAGTTTAAAGAGCTTAGAGACGTTTTAAACGATGATCAGGAACGTAACGATTTAAATAATCTTGAGGTACTGTGTCAGTATCATCATAACCAAGTCACGTTTGGGAAAGGAGAATGATTATGCCATTTAGGCCGATAGTTAAAGCCCCAAAGGTTCATATTAGACCAACAGGTAAAGCTCCGAAGGTTCCTAAAAAAGAGCCTATGAGTCCAAAAAAATTTGCAGGTCTTATGCGGTGTGGCGTACTTACAGTAAACGAAGTTAGAGAGTATCATGGTCTTTCCCCAATTGTGGGTGGAGATTCTAAAGTTTTTAACGGGAAAATGAATTAAGTCCCCCCTAACATTAACCGGGTACCAAAAAATTTTTCCTGGGCATCGGCGCCCCCTCTTCTTCGTAAAATTTGTTGAAATGAAATTTTGATTTTTACTATTTTGAGCCGTTTTTGAATATGAGTTCTTTGCGCTTGATCCCTTATCCAGCATAAGTTGATCGGCGTTTTTATTATGCGTTCATTTGTTGAAAATCAGTAGTGCGGAAATTCGCTGAAAGGTGGTGGTTTTTATTGGCGAGAAGAAAACAAATGACGGAAACACTAAAAGGACAAATATCTAAAGATGAATTGCAGAAACGGCAGCAGCAGGAAGAAAAATTAAAAGGTTTTACGCCATTGCAAGAGAAACCACCCTACTGGCTTTCGACAATGGCGAAAAATGAATGGGAAAGAATATACCCTTATCTCAGCGAGCTGCCAATATCAGAATTAGACAGGACGCTCTTTGCTCTGTTTTGTAACAGCTACGCACAGTACAGGATAGCGCTAAATGACATTAACCAAAACGGTCAAACGATCGAAGAAATAAACAGCAAAGGCTTTCCTGTCAAAAAGAAAAACCCGTCCGTTGATATCATGAATAGCATGTCAAAAGAGATACGCGGAATAGCAGGTCAGTTAGGGCTTTCATTAGACTCAAGGCTGCGTCTTGTTGGCTTGGGTGATGATGAGGGCGAAGAGGACCCAATCACAAAATTCATGAAAAGCCGTGGTAAGAATGGTTGATCATGTAAAGGCATATGCCCAAGCGGTTATAAGCGGCGAGATTGTTGCGGGTGAGTATATCATTCTTGCTTGCAAAAGGCATATGGAGGATTTGGAAAGATCGAAACTTGCACCTTTCAACTATTATTTTGATGTGGAAGAGGCAAACGCAAGAATTGACTTTACTGAAATATTGCCAAACCCTGAGACTGGTGAACCGGTAGAATTGTTGTCATATCAAAAATGGATTATTGGAAGTATCTTTGGTTGGAAAAGAAAAGATAATGGCAACCGACGATTTAAAAGAGCACTAATAACAAAGGCCCGGCGTAATGGGAAAACGTTTTTAGTCTCGACGATGGGAACGAATGAGTTTTTCCTCTGCGAAACACCAAAACGCAACAGGAAAATTGTATTTGCCTCCAATGCCTTAAAACAGGCGAGAATCGGCTTTGAGTATATGAAAGACCAAATAAGAACATTGACAAATGGTTCAAAAGCCATGAAAAAGAGAGTCAAAATTTTAGACGCTGAAATAAAAGACTTGTATTCAGGCAGCACGGCATATCCCATTTCCTCTGATACGTCTACGGGAGACGGATTTGCGGCAACAGTCGCAATCATAGACGAATGGCACGAAAGTCAAGATTTGAAAATGTACAACCTTTTAAAATCGGGTCAGATCGCTTTAAAAAATAGCTTGCTTGCAATTATCAGCACAGCAGGATTAAACCCAAACGTCCCAATGTATAGGGAAGTTCAAATGCTGAAAAAGGTTTTAAGAAAAGAGCGGTCTATGGATGACTATTTCATAGCTATTTATGAACAGGACGACGTTGAAAAAGAGGCGGAGCTCCCAGAAACATGGATAAAGTCAAACCCTATCTTGGAGCATCCAGAGATTGGCGAAACCGTCATGGAGTCATTAAAGATGGACTTGATAGCCGCAAAAGAGCAGCGGAACCTAAATGCTTTATACGTGAAAAACTTTAATGTGTGGCGGCAAGTGAGTGAAGAAAGTTTTATCTCTATTGACGATTGGAACGCCTGTGCCGTGGACGAAGCGCCGGACCTTGTCGGTCGAGAGGTTTATATTGGGCTGGACATGTCAAGGTCAGACGATCTAACGGCTGCGTCCTGGATTTATCCACTTGATGACGAGGCAAGAAGGTATTACGTTGACAGTCATTCATTTGTTGCGACAAAGGGCGGCCTAGACCAAAAAATAAGCCGGGACAAAATTGACTATAGGGAGATGGCTGACCGGGGTTACTGCACCATTACTGATAAAGAAACCGGGATAATCAATCAGCAGCAGGTCATCGACTACATTAAGCATAGAATTAAGTCGCAAAAGCTTAAGGTTAAAGGCATTCTTTATGACCCTCATGCTATTTCCTTGGTGTTGAATGAGCTGGAAGAATACCCGTTAATTGAAGTGGGGCAGGGGGCGAAGCGACTTTCCCCACCAGCAAAAGACTTCCGGCTATGTGTTTATGATAAGCGCATCATTCACACTGACAATCCTTTACTGACAATTGCCGTAAACAATGCAATAGTCAAAGAGTTTAATGATTTAATCAGGATTGATAAAGATAAGAACCGTGAGAAAATTGACCCGATCGCGGCAATGATCACGGCTCACTATGAAGCGATGCACTATTACACAGATGAATTTGATTGGAACTCTTATTACGAAAGCGAAGAATTTACTCTTTAGGGAAGGAGGGGGCGCCATGAAAATCGGAAAAATAAATACCTTTTTGTTGGGAGTATGTCAGTTTATTAAGTTGAACTTGCATACTCTTTTATTTTTGGCAGGCTTGTTTGTTATCGACTATGGGGTTTTCTTTCTCCATCCAGTAGCCGGCTTTATTGTGGCAGGTCTTTTTCTCGTTCTTATTGCCTTCTTACTGAATCCAAAAGAAGAGGAAGGGGGGTGATTAAGTGGCATTCTTTCGATCGTTAGATAAGCAGAGTCCAGGAGCACGAGAGTTCAATGAAATCATTCTCGGCTTGGACGGGCTGTCTTACACGTCCGTCAGTGCGATTAAAAACAGCGATGTATTCACGGCGGTTCTCACTCTTTCCTCTGATATTGCAGCGTCACCAATAATGGTTCACCAAAATGGTGTTGAGGAAAAGGATTCCGATCTGTTCAGGTTACTGAATGAGAAGCCTAATGATTACTATTCAGGGTACTTTTTTAAATTCATTCTTGTGGCTAACGCACTAATGAATGGCCAGTCTTACGCGGAAATAGTCCGGGATAAAGAGGGCACGCCCTTAGAGCTCATTCATTTATTGAACAGTGAAGTCTATGCTGAGCAGCTGCAGGACCGAAACGAAATACTGTACCGGTATTATCCGTCAGGCGGCAAAGAAAGAGTTTTGAAGCCTGAAAATGTACTGCACATTAAATTTTTCAGCATGGACGGAATAACGGGTATGAGTCCCCTTTCTAGTCTTAAGCACGAGATTGAAAGCCAGGAGGCGGGGAAGCGCCTTGTCACAGACTTTTTCAGAAGGGGCGTCAACTTAAGCGGTATTGTAAACATGAAAAAAGGCCATTTGTCTCCTGAGGCAAAGGACAAAATCCGTAATGAATTTGAAAAAGCAAACTCTGGCATAAAGAATCAACAGCGGGTTGTTGTGCTCGATGAAAACATGGAGTTTAGCCAGTTAGAAATCAATACGAAAGTGCTTGAGGTCGTGAACAACTACACGCATTCAACGAAACAGATAGCCAAAGTGTTCGGGTTGCCGGCGCACAAGCTGGGCATTGAGCAAGTCAATACATCGCTGGAACAAGCTAACCTGGACTATCTGACAAATACATTATCAAACTATTTCACGGCCATTGCCTCAGAACTGAATTTCAAAATGCTGCCGTATCCTTTAAACCTACAGCTGAAATTTCAATTCGACACACGGCGATTTAGAGAAACAGACGCGAAAACAAAGCGCGAGAACGTTATTGCCTTGCTGCAAAACGGTATTTTCTCTCTCAATAATGCCCTGGCTGAGTATGGTTACGAGCCAATACCAAACGGGGACAACCGTTACATGAGTTTAAACTATGTGAACATTGATTTGATGGACGAGATTCAGAAAGCAAAAGCAAAGAGCCTGCCGATCTCGTCAGCAGGTGAAGGAGGTGAGGGGAATGTCTAAGGAAGTAGAAATTAGAACATCGCAGGAAGGGGCCTTAAAAGCTCATTCAGACGATGACGGCCCAAAAGTAATTAGCGGTTATGCTTTAAAGTTCGGCACCCGCAGCCACAATTTGGGTGGTTTTATCGAAATGATTGATAAAAGAGCCCTTGATCAGACAGACATGAGCGATGTGCGGGCATTGATTGATCATGACCCGTCCAAGATTCTCGGGCGTACGTCTGCCGAAACGCTTAAGCTTGAAGTTGATGACATCGGCTTAAGATTCGACGTTACTTTGCCGAATACACAGTACGCATCGGATTTATACGAGAATCTGCGGGTTGGTAATATCTCAAATTGTTCTTTCGGCTTCATGCTGGGGAAGGATGGAGACAGTTTTACTCGTGACCAGGAAACCGGCCTGCCGTTGCGGAGCTTGAGAAACATTTCAAAGCTTACAGATGTGTCAGTCGTTACTTATCCAGCTTATGAAGACACTGACGTGACAATTGCAAAACGGAATTTACAGCAGTACGAGGAAAGAAACCGGAATCCGGAAAAAGAAAAGCTGCTGTTGCAGCTGGATTTATTAAAAATGGGATTGTAAAAGCACTCGAAAACCGGGTGCTTATTTTATTTGAAAAGGAGCAAACACATGTTATCTGAAAAAATTAAGGAACTAAGATCACAGATTACTCAAAAACAAACGGCTATTAATACAAAAATCACAGATGCCCAAAAACGAGCAGAGGAAGACAAGTTGGACGAAGCTACAGCTCTGAAAGGTGAAATTACCTCCATGAAAGAAGAGCTTGACGGCCTGCAGAAAAAGCTTGCGGAGTATGAAGAGTTAGCCGGGCTTAAGCCGGAGAACCCTGCACCAGCTGGGGGTAAAGAAGAGGACGAGGAGAAAAGATCAATGTCAGGCAGTGGATTCCGTACAATTATCAAACCTGGGAAGACAGAAGAGGTAAGAGCTTTTGAAGAGTTTCTGCGATCAAAAGGGGAAAAGCGCGACGGGTTGAAATCTGATGGAGCTGAAGTGCTGATTCCTATTGATGTAATCACTAAGCCACAACAGGAACTGGAAGACGTTGTGGACCTTGGCACAATGGTAAATAACGTTTCTGTTACAACTTCATCTGGCACTTATCCAGTTCTGGAGAACGCTAGCACACAACTCAACTCTGTAGAAGAACTAGAGAAAAATCCAGAGTTAGCGAAACCAAAGTTTAAGAAGGTGGAGTGGAAGGTTGTAACATACCGCGGTCAATTGCCAATTTCTCAGGAGGCTATTGACGATTCAGGTGTTGACTTAACGGCTCTTGTAGCAAATTATTTGCAACAGATTGAACGCAATACACGTAATTCACGAATTGCTGCAGTTCTGCGCACATTTACAACGATGACAGTCTCAGGAACTGACGAACTTAAGAAAATTCTAAATGTGTATTTAAAACAGGCTTATAAGCGTGATATTGTCGCAACTTCTTCAGCGTTCCAATTCTTAGATACGTTGAAAGATAAAAACGGACAGTACATTTTACAGCAAAATATTTCATCCCCATCCGGAAAAGTATTGTTTGGGATACCGAACACAGTTGTAGATGATCTTGTTTTGGGTGAAAAAGATGGCGACGCGGTTATGTTTATCGGGGATTTAAAAAGGGCGGTTCTTTTTGCGAATCGATTAAAAGCTACAGCGAAATGGGTGGAAAATGATCTTTATGGACAGGTCCTTTCCCTGGCGATTCGTTTCGACGTTAAGAAAGCTGATGACAAAGCCGGCTATTTTGTAACAATCAATCAACCGACAACTAGCACAGAAGATCAGTCATCGGTAGACGTGGGACAATAAAAAAATAATTGGGAAGGATGATTAAAAATGGAGAAAGAATTTCTAAATAAAAGTGGAAACGTTTGGACAGCATCGGAAATGGACACGGACGGAAAACCAATAACACGGGTTTACCTTGGCGGAAACAGTGAAGAAAATCCTCTGTTTATCAAGGGGATGCAGGGGGAACAAGGTCCAGCAGGTCCGCAGGGCCCTAAAGGCGATCCTGGGGAACAGGGACCGAAAGGAGACACGGGCCCACAAGGTCCTCAAGGAAAGACCGGCGCCCAGGGTCCGCAGGGTGAAGCTGGCCCACAAGGTCCTAAAGGAGAGAAGGGCGACCCTGGTAAAGACGGCTTTGGGACGGAAGAGCAATACAATGAACTTGTTAAACGTATTGAAGCCTTGGAACAAGCAGCACAAGCAAAATAATGACGTAATGGGACGCATACAGGCGTCCCTTTTTGTTTGTAAAGGAGTGTTGGAATGACGCTTGAAGAATTAAAGCTTGCGATGCGTATAGATCACAATTTCGATGATGGGTTTATCCAGCGGCTGAAAGATACTGCGGAAGATTATATCAAGGATGCCGTAACGCTTTCGCCAAACAGGGACGCTTTCTTTCAAAACAACCCTAAATTTGATACAGCTGTCATGTTCCTGGTCGGTGCCTGGTATGAACAGCGCGTATCCTCAATGGACAAAGCGTTGCAAGAAATACCTTTCGGCGTAACAAACTTTATTCAGCAATTCAGAGGGGCGTATACAGATGGAATTTAGCCGGCTCAATACACGCATCACTTTTGTTACACGAAAGAACGGGAAGGACCCGGAAACCAGGGAGAATATTGAGGTAAATGAGCCCTTATTTTCTTGCTGGGCTGAGATAAGAGAACAGAAGTTAAGGGAAAAGCTCACGACAGCTGGCACCTTCTTAGAGAACAGCATCACGTTCATTATTCGCTATCAGCAAGTTAAGAAGGCGACAAATAACATGCACGTTCTTCATGACGATGAGCTTTACAAAATAAAAGACATTCTTCCAAACTCACAAGATAAAAACTTAATCAATGTTTTTGCGGAAAAGGTGAGCTGATGGCGCGGCAAGATGACGGTATCGGCGGTATAGAAAAAGAGCTTGATAAGCTCGCAAGAAAAAATACCAGGGCGGCCAAAGCAGCCGTTCAGGCAGGCGCTCAGGTTTTTGCTGAGGCTCTGGAACGTAATACACCCCGAGGCAGAGAAAGCGACCACGATCCCCACAAAGTACACATGAAAGATAATGTGGTGTACTCAAAGGCCAAGGAAGACGGGGAGATATATGCAAGTGTGGGTTATGGGAAAGAAACAGCCTCCCGCCTGCACTTCTCTAACTTTGGAACGATCAAGCAGCCCCCGCAGCATTTCATTGAGAGGACATCCAACGAGATGGAGCAGACGGTTTTGCAGATCGTGCAGCAAGTTTACATGAGGGAGCTGGGACTATGATGCTTCCCATTCAGGAAGTTGAAAAGCTTTTAAGTGAAAACGAAACCCTTACTTCTTTTGTGGACAGTGACCGGATATTCCTGGTCTTTGTTCCAGAAGAAGATCAGGACATAGAAAAGGCCCCGATGATTCGCATTAACGAGCTTGAGAGCCACAGAAAAGACTATGCGGACGATAGGGCCCTAACATTTGAAGTTGATATTCAAATAGATTTATGGACTAAAACCATAAAGGACGCCCAGGCTATACAGCCTGTGATTGATCAGATCATGGCAGAGAACGACTACAAGCAATATGCGTCAGCCTTTGACCGTGACCCAGATATTGCTCTATACCGATACGCCCGGAGATACAGGGCCACGAAATTAATTGATATTCAAAAAATAAATATAGAAAAGGATGATATGAATGGCTAAGACGGGACTAAGCGGTATTAAATATGCCGAGCTTGTTGATGAAAAAGCCTCTGCTATCGTAGATATGCCTGGGGCAATTGAAGCGAAGCTGGATGTTTCATCTGAAATAACACCCCTTTGGGCTGATGACGGCATTTATGCCGTGAAAAGTACAGGAGTCAGTGAAACAAAACTTGAATTAAACGTCGCAGATCTTACTACCGAAATGAAAAGAACTCTTTTAGGTGTGAAGGTTGTTGATGGTATTGAAGAGTATCACAAAGATATGGAGCCGCCTTACGTGTGCATTACATGGCGTCAAAAACACCATGAGAAAGGCTATGTGTATTACGCTCTGTTAAAAGGGAAATTCGGCATCCCTTCTGTGGAAGGAAAAACGAAAGAAGATAAAGTTGACTATCAAACAGACACGATCGAAGGACAGTTCTTGCCGCGTAAATCGGACGGGCTTGTGTTCCTAATTGGCTATGATCAAAACGATGGATTCACATTAGAAAAATTCTATGAACGCGCTTATGGGATGCTGCCAGACGGCACGATAACAGAAGAAGTAAGTGCAGATTTAGGGAAATAAAACTGGCAGCCGCTGTCCGGCTGCTTTTTCTATAAATATAAGAAGGTGGTTTTTACATGATTAAAGCAGTATTGAAAGATTATGCAAATGCTGAAATTGGCGAGAACGGGGAAATTGTCTCTGTTCCTGAAAAAACATTCATTCAGCCGATTGTTACATCGCGGTTTACTTATAGAGCATTGGAGATTCATGCGCTAGCAACAGATGAGGATTCAAAAATGACCGAATATGAGGTTATGACGGATATGATGGGTCTTGTCGTGGATATTTTTAAAGGTCAATTTGACGTCGACGATATTTTGGACGGTGTTGCTTCTGAGGATTTAGGTGACTGGCTCAGAGATATTATTGACCAAGCGATGACAAAGAGTAAAAAAAAGGCTCAATTGAAGAAGAAGGCAGTGGAGTCTCAAAAATAACAGGGAAACCAATGACCTACAGGGATTATCTTAACAGAATGAAGCAGATGTATCTTGATTTGATGGAAAATGGTTACAAGCTTCATGAAATAGATGAAATGGATATACAACGCTTCTTTGATCTTGCAGCTTACAAGCATGAGGAAGAGAACAAATTGGTCCCGGCTTATCAAATATTTGGTGCTACTTTGTAAAAGGGTGTCTGTAAAGGCGCTCTTTTTGTGTTTCTAAAAAACCATAGAAGGGAGGTAACTATTTGGCGACAGAAGGCAGACCAATAGGGAATTTAGTCATTAATACCACGCTAAACGATGCCGGCGTAAACAGAGGGATAACCGGTCTTAGAAATAACCTCAAAACAGCGCGGACAGCTACAAAAGCAACTGTTCAAGAGTTTAAAGCAATGGGCGATGAACTCACAGCCAGCAAAAAGCAGGTTGAAGGTTTATCAAATGAGCTTTCCATTCAAGAGAGGATTGTGGAAGAATACCGGAAGTCTTACGAGAAACAGGTTGAGCTATACGGCGAAGGCTCACAGCAGGCCCAGAAATACGCCCAGCGGCTCAATACTCAGATTCAATCATATCATTCTCTGGAAGGGTCTCTGCGGCGCGCGCAGATGCAATACCAACGGCTGGAACAAGCCCAAAGCCAAGCAAGCGAGAGCGCTGATGAGTTGACGGACAGCCAAAGAGAGATTGGCAATGCAAGTGGAGACGCTGGCGGGAAAGTATCCAAATTCAGTTCTTTTATCAAAGTGGGGCTAGTGGGCGCGTTGACTGCCGGGATTGCGGGAGTAACCGGGTTAACTGCCGCAGTCGGAGCAATGGGCGCTAAAATGGCGCTTGATACTCAAAAATCACAGGGTGAATTCAGGGCTCAATTGGGCCTTACCAAAGATGAAGCGAAAGATTTGACGAAAGTAGCGACAAGCGTTTGGAAAGACGGTTTTGGCGAAAATATGGATGTAGTCAAAGACGCCCTGAAACAGGTCCGTCAGAATATCAGGGGGCTCAGCGACAAGGATTTAAAGGATGTAACCAAAGGGGCTATTACTCTTTCAGAAACCTTTGACGCAGATGTAAATGAAGTCACCCGAGCTGGCAACAATATTATGAAAGGTTTCGGTGTTGAGAGCCAAAAGGCTTTTGATTTGATGACGTACGGTGCCCAAAAGGGGCTAAACTTTTCAAACGAAATGTTTGATAACTTGAGCGAGTACGCGCCTTTATTCGGCAAAATGGGTTTTTCTGCGGAAGAATATTTCCAGCTCTTAACGAAGGGCAGCCAGGCAGGGGTTTATAATCTCGACTACATTAATGACGTCATGAAAGAATTTCAGATCAGAGTGAAAGACGGCTCCGATTCGACGTCCGGAGCGATGGCGCAGCTTTCCGGAAGCACTCAGAAAGTATGGAGCCAATTTCTAAAAGGAAAAGGGACGGTTAAAGACGTTTCTAACGCAGTTCTGGGTGAGCTGAAAGGGATGAAAGACCAAGTCAAGGCGAATAATATCGGGGTAGCTTTGTACGGCACCAAATGGGAAGACCTTGAGGCTGACGCGATGTATGCCCTTGGCGGCATTAATGGAAAGATTGGCGATGTGAACGGGAAAACGAAAGAGGCCGGAAAAGCTCTACAGGATAACTTCGGGGCACGGCTGAAAAAGATAGGTCGTTCCGCCTTGTCGGCTCTCCTTCCGATCGGCAACGGCCTTTTAGACGTATTGGAGCCGGTCATGGCTGGCTTAGAGTCTGGCATGAAAAGCCTTGAACCGACTTTCAACAATATCGCGAATGCTGGAAAGAATCTAAAGACTATTTTCTCGGGCGTTATGGACGTTTTCAATGGTGATACGTCTAAAGGTGCCGATAAACTGATGGACTTTTTCCCGGTGTTAACGGTCCAAACCATTATCGACGGGATAAACAATATCAAGACTGCTTTTTCCGGCTTTAAGCAGCAGGCACAGCCCATCATATCTAACATGAAAGCAAGCTTTGACGCCATGAAGCCGACCTTTTCGACTCTCGGCACTATTGCATCCCAAGTTTTTGGAACTCTTGGTCCTCTGGTCAAACAGGCACTAGGCGGCGTGATGTCGTTTATTGGCCAACTCACTGGACAGTGGAAGTCTTTCTGGCAGCAAAACGGTTCCGTTATTACTCAAGCCCTTCAAAATGTGTGGTCGATTGTCCAATTTGTCATGCCGGCTATACTTGCGATCATACGTTCTGTTTGGGGGAATATAAAGGGCGTCATCACTGGCGCAATTTCAATTATCCAGGGCGTTATCCTCGTTTTTTCTGGGTTATTGACCGGGAATTTTTCGAAAATGTGGGAAGGAATTAAGAAAATATTCTCTGGCGCGATAAAAGTCGTCTGGAATGCTATCCAACTTTCATTTTTCGGCAAGATTCTTGGCGGTGCCAAGGCTCTCGGCGCTGGCTTAAAGGGCATTTTTCCAAAAATGTGGGGTTGGATCAAAAGTTTGTTTAAAGATGGAGCCACAAACGCCGGAAAAATGTTTAGTTACTTGAAGGATAAAGCCCTGAAAATTGTCACTGACATGAAAACAAGTATTTCTAAAAAATTCTCAGACATCGTAGAGGGGGCCAAGGCCCTACCTAAAAAAATGGGTGACGGAATTAAGAGTATGGCGGGTAAAGCCTGGGACGGAATAAAGGCCTTTGGAAACCGAACGCTTCGCGGATTCGGTAAAATCATCAATGGCTTTACTCAGCAGGGTATCAACTGGATTTTGGGAAAAATCGGGGTTGATACTAAAATCCCTAAATGGGAAGTTCCTCAGTATGCAAATGGTACAGGAGGACATCCAGGAGGCCCAGCCATTCTCGGTGATGGTAAAGGCTCAAATTCTGGGCCAGAAGCTTTTATAACCCCTTCGGGACACATGGGACTGAGCCCAGCGACTGATACGCTCATGAACCTTCCCAAAGGAACACAAGTCTTGTCAGCGATTGACACTAAAGCTTTTCTTTCTGGAATTCCAGCTTATGCGAAAGGAACAAAGAAGAAAGAAGGCTTTATTTCAAAGATGTGGAATGGCGCAAAGGCAGCCGTTGGAAAAGTGAAGGACCTTGCCTTAGATGTATTTGACTATATCAGCAACCCGTCAAAACTTGTCAAAAAGGTCATTGAAAAGCTGGGATTGAAACTGCCCAAGGTAAAAGGCATAACAGGGGATGTCCTAAAGGGTTCTTTCTCCCTTATCAAAAAGAACTTTGTCAAATTCATCAAAGATAAGTTTGGAGAATCAAGCAACTTTGGTGAGGGCGGCACGGAAGCCGTCAAAAAGTGGGTTGCTCAAGCCTTAAAGATAAAAGGGCTGGGTTCAGAGTATGCTTCAGCGCTTGAGACAATAGCGATGAAGGAATCAGGCGGCAATCCGAATGTTGTAAACAGATGGGATTCAAACTGGAAAGCAGGGCACCCTTCCCAGGGGCTTATGCAGTTCATCCCGAGCACCTTTAACGCCAATAAGGAGCCTGGATACGGGAATATCAAAAACCCTGTACATCAAATTCTTGCGTCAATCAACTATCTTAATAGTCGATATGGCGGCATCTTAAATCATCCTGGCTTGAAGTCAATGGCGCGCGGCGGTCGTTACATCGGTTACGATACAGGTGGATTGATTACGCGTGATCACATGGCCGAGGTCCATAAAGGGGAAATGCTGCTGCCGTTACGTCAATTTAGGCGCAGCCAAGCTCATAAAGTTCTCAGCCAGGCAGGTAAAATGGTTGGGTATGAGCCGGAAAGCCGGTCAAACTCAAGCGATTCAAACGCCTTGAAAACCATGGTGACTTTACTGCAGCAACAAAACAGCAATCAGCAAGCCGAAATTAATCTGTTAAGCCAAACGGTAAGACTATTAACGCAGCTTGTTGCGAAAGACCCGAATGTAATACTAAGCGTCCAAGAATTAAATAAAATTCAAGACGAAGCATACAACAAGGAAAGAAACCAAAAGGGATTGCTGAACAATGTAAGCTTCTCTTAGGAGAGTGGTAGGTTGATAAACTATGATTTAATAATTGATGGCAAGTATTTAAGCGAGACGCTTCCAGGTGTCTCGCTTTCTTCATTTAGGCCGGAGGCGCCAGTGTTCGAAAGGCAGACGGCAGGAACAAACGCTCTCATTAATGGGACGATGATGCTTAAGCGGGGGAACACCGGGCGTTACACAGAAAGAAAAATCAATATAAAAGTGCTTGTGGAGGCAAACAGTTCTTATCAGTTCCAGATCAAAAGGGATGCCGTCTACAACCTTTTTGTAAAAGAGGACCCGTACTATGTAATCAATACACAGCAGCCTTATAAACGATGGCTTGTTACATGTGATGACGCATTTTCAATTTATCAAGAAAACGGTAAGAAGTATCAGGAAGTTGATATTACTTTAACGGCCATTCAGGGGCTTGCTGAGTCTTTAAATGACAGCACTGCATCTATGGAATTGAAGGACGAAAAGTTTCACTTGGGCATGAATATCCGGCGGGACTCAACCCCTGTGTTTCACTTTCAAAATAAAAATTCTTTCGTTGTGGATAACATAGGGGACGTAAAACTTGACCCGATTAACTACAATTACAACGTCGAAATGTACCTACAGGGTACTAATATTTCAATCACTAATATCACAACAAACGAAACCTTGACGCTAAACGGGAAATATTCAAAAACGGATAAGATAACGCTTTTGAAACATCACATTTTGAAGAACTCTGCGCCTATTTCCGATAGAAGTGGGCGGTTTCCTACTCTTGCAGCTGGCCAGAATCAATTTAGGATTGCGGGTGCTACCTACAGCAATATCCGATTCATTACACACTTTTATTATAAATAGGGGGTGATGCTCTTTGAATCAGATGTTTGTCCATGACATCAAAACGGGTCAAAAACATGAGCTTATTCACGTTGAACCTAAAGTGAATGATGACGTCACTGGGAAAAAGGATTTGTCTTTTTCAATTACCTTGACTGAATACAATCAGATTCCTTTCAATGCTTTAGTCGGAAGGAATCTTATTATTATCGACGAGGTTCGGTATAAAAAGCAGCAGTATTTCATTAACACGCCTACGATCAAACAGGAAGGCGCACTGCTAACTAAAGACATAACAGCCACGCATATCTATTCCTTTAGGGCGATCAAGCATGTTGTTCACGAGACGATAGAGGGTACAAAAACTCTCAACGAAGCACTTAAGCACGCAGTGAAAGGCAGTGAAATCACATTTACAATTATGCCGGATGCGAAGGGGATCGGGGCTAAAAAGCTGGAGGGATTCGGCAATAAAAAGACCTCTGAGCTGATGGACGAAATCATTTCTACCTTTGGGGTTGAAATCATCCCGGATAACACGCATTTATACATCTACAAAAAAGCCGGCAAAGAGATTGTAAAAAGGCTGGATAACCTTTCAAATCTAACGTCTTTACAGATCACAACAAGCGAAGATAACACGACAACACGGGTGAAAGGATACGGGAAGCTCAAGGAAGATAAAGACATCCTGGGCGATCAGTCCATTCCCTACGATTCTAAAACGGGCACTTGGGCGTATGATAGTTCATTAAAAGCAGATTACACGAAGAAAATAGGAGCCACGTTTTCTTTTTCTTTCACAGGGACAGGCTTTAAATTCAAAACCCTTGTGTCGAAGCTGGGTGGTAAATGGGAATTTAAGATAGGCGATCAGATGAAAACCATATCTGTCTATAAAGATTCAGACCCGACAGAAAAAGAGTTTGATATCATTCGCGGCCTGGACAGTAAAACTTATAAGGTAGTGGCTACCTTTAAAGGCAGGGACAGCAATAACCCTAATACAAAAGGCACAAAGAAAGTCGATCCGGTCATGTATCTTCTGCGCGGCAACATTATCGGGGTGTACAGAACTTTTAAGAATGAGGATGAAAAGTATATCTTTCCTCCAGTCACCTATGTTCACCCGGAAGAAGAAAAGTTCCTAATCAATGGGCAGCCCTCCTGGGCGGAACCGGTCACGGATGATTCAATCAAGACAAAGGATGACATGATTAAGCTGCTTAAAACCAAAGTCAATCCTTACGCAGAGGTGTCCTATGATGCCGACTATGTGGAATTGTTAGATCAGGCCTTGGCTGATATAGAAGAGCCGGTTATGGCAGGGGATACCATTCGTGTATATGCTGATACGCCTCTAAACGGAATCACTTTTGATGGGAAGTTGAGAGCAACAGGGGCCTCATACAACCCATTAAGACCAGAACAGCCCTCTGAACTGACAATTGGCGGGAAACGAAAAAGCCGTGTTGACATGGAAATTGAAGATAAAAAGCGAGCGAAGAATCAGGAACAAGCCATCAAGAATTATCAAAATCAATTGGCTTCGGGGCTTGCTGAAATCAATCAAATAAAGCAAAGTCTGGCGAATACGCAGGCTTCACAGCAGACCACATATACGTTCTCTTTGCAATTCTTAAATGGTGAATGGTCTGTGTCTTATGGCGATGGTTTTGTTTCCTTGGCAGCGAGCATCCTTTCTTTAAATACGGATGATGATTACATCATCCAGTATGTGACTGGTGATACCAATACAATTATGAAAGATGTGGGCTATTCACTTTATGTTGATGATGTTGACGTAAATCAGATTAATATAACCCTATATAAAGATGGCAAAATCAGTGATCCTCTTGAAGTACCAGACGGGTCGAAAATAAAAATCCTCATAGTAGGACAAAAATAGAGGTGACTATATGACGCTTTATTTAAACAAAAGGCATGGTGATGCCCCAAATATAAAATTATTTAACCAGCTTGATGAAAATGCAAAGGCCACAGAACGCGAAGTCAATCTCTTAGAAGATAGATTAAAATATCATAAAAAAGCTAAGACTGCCCATACTTCGGATCAAATTAAACATAAAGACGAGCTTTCAGTCTTTCAGGAGATTGAGATATCAAAAAAACGGCTAAATAATCTCATTTTAAATGCTGACGGGTCCAATGTCAAAGAGGTCATCGACCTCCGGGTCAATAATAAAGGCGAGGTTTTCAATACAGCAAATGATCGGTTATTTAATACAGAGAAGAACATCGACGGGCTGTATAGGGAGTTAACAAAAAGGAATTTAATGTTTGAGGAGTACCTCAATTATCAAAAAATCATTTTTTCGGTGCCGGCAAGGGATCATACACGCCCATTCCCTCAGGCGCTTTCAATAAATCAAGATGACGATGAGTTATATGTAGCAAGACAAGAAAACGGAGGAACCGTCTGTATAATATCAAGATATCAATTGTCTAGTGCTAAATTTAAAGATTCAAGGCAATTTACAATCGCAAATTCTACGTACAATGAGGGGCTTCCTTGGTTCAAGAATTCAAGTGGCGATCTATGCTTTCTCGTTAGACAAAAATTCGAAAACGAGTTGTCTATTTTCAATTATACATCTGGGGAAATTGTACAAACGATGCAAGTTCTCGGTTCGTACAAAACCGGTAATGATATCGACAAAAAATACTTTATTTCTGGTAATTCAACGAATGAGAAGATGGATCGAATATACATTTATGATTTCCAAAGTATAGTTGCAGGTAGTCCGATTTTATTGATGGAAGTCATGGTAAACAACAAAGAAATTATGTTCGAAAAAGTTCAAGGGATTACGTTTCATGAGAACAAAATCATTTTAGGACAGGGGAAAGGAGCTCCTGCGATTACAGTCATTAATTTAGACGGAAGCATTGCTAAAGCATATTCCTTTTCGAGAGATTCTTTTGCGGACTTAATACAAGAGAATTATGATTTTGATCGCAATAACTATGACTTTGAAAATGAAGGCATCTGTATGTTTAACCATAACGGCTATGTCATTCCAGCTTTGCTGCAAGTCACAGTTGAACGGAGCGGGAAAGAAACAATATTTGTGACATTGGCCGGCGCACAAGACGGGACGTTAATATCCACACAGCCCGTACAGAGGCCGAATATTACTGAAATAACTTATGACAAAGTTGCCTTGCATATGCCGAATAGAAACTTTGTGACAAACGGCGCCTTTGATGTATGGCAGCGCGGAACAAGTTTTACTAACGACGGTGTATTTACAGCCGATAGGTGGCTCGTTAATGCTGTCGGTACAAATGAGAGTGGGATCAATCGGGCCGAGAGAGTGAAAAAGCCGATGAGTGCGCCTTTCTCAAATAAGTACGGGTTGAGAATAACGAAATTGAAAAATGTTTCGAATATGTCGCGTACTGATCTAATACAGCGAATTGAAAACCCGACTCAATTTAGGAGTGGTGAGAATTATACCTTGGCTTTATGGGCGAGAACCAATAAGTCTTCACATAGAATGAAGCTCCATCTTGATATGACACATGATGGAAAACACGATAACCTTGCGGTTCGTTCTTGCCAAGTAACAACCAGACTCACCTTCTTTGTATTGAACATAAAGATGCCTGATATGTCAGCTTATAAATTCAAGGAAGAAGATTACGTTGAAGTTCAAATAGATGTCGAAACAACAAACAGCTCTTCCTATGACAGTTTGGCTCCGGGTGAATGGGTAGAATTTTACCTTGTCAAATTAGAAAAAGGTAGGCTTGCTACGCCGTATGTCGCAAGATCGTTGACGGAAGAAATAGCTGAATGCCAAAGATACTATCAGGTATACAGCACAGATACCGTTAAGCAAGTTGATCTCAGACCTACAATGCGTAAAGCTCCTAAGATATCGAAAAGACCTGATGGGAATTATGGGTATGACGCGGAGCTGCCTGAAATTCCAACATATTAAGAAGGGGAGGTAATGCTGTTGGCTATTTATAAAACCGGCTCTTACGCGTTCGATATAAACGCGAAAATAGAAGGGGGTTATCATTCGACTTTTATATTTTCAACACAAGATATTAATACAGCAAAGTTGATATTTTATTTACGCAAGGACGGCATCGCATTGCCACTATCAGCCGTGACTGGAAAAGTAATCCTCGTTCCGTCCAGCGGTAAGCAGAGAATACGAGATATCACGATAGTTGATCCGTTGAAGGGTATCGCAGAGTACGTTTTAGATGAGGACGAAGTCAAAATGTATGGCAAATTCAACTGTCAGCTCATTCTAAAATATACGAACGGCCAATCACTCTCAGCTCACAAATTCGGGTTTGAAGTATCGCAAAGTCTTGCGGACCAGAACATCGCACCTCTCGCGGAATATTACGTCGATGATTTCGAATCGTTAAAGGCGTTAATCATAGCGATGTATGACGAAGAAACAGCAATGCTTGACGAGTTAAAAGCGAAGTTCTCGGACCTCGACCGGATTGAGACAAAAGAGGGAGCGCAGGAAAAGGCAGATGCAGCGGAAGCTAACGCAAACGCTTATACGGACGAACACTCAGCCAAGACGAACAATCCGCACAAGGTAACAAAAGCTCAAGTCGGCCTGTCCAACGTCGATAACGTCAAGCAAGCATCGAAAACAGAGTTTGATAGCCACGTCAATGACACGAGTAACCCACACGATGTGACAAAAGCGCAGATTGGCTTATCGAATGTAGATGACGTACAGCAGGCGAGTAAGATAGAATTCAAGGCACATGACGACGATACTACGCGGCATATTACGGCTGATGAGCGCACAGCTTGGAACGCTAAAGAAACAACGAAGGGCTCGCAAGAAAAAGCGGATAAGGCGCTTGCTGACGCCAAGACTCATGTATCTAACTTTTCGTGGGTTGTTGCGACTTTGCAGAATGGCTGGGCCCACTACAACGGCGGCGAAGATGTAGTCTTCGGAATTGACGCGACGAAAACAGTATGGGTGCGAGGGGCAGCGAAAGGGGGCGTTACTGGAACGACCGTTTTCACACTTCCAGAAAACATGAGGCCGATTCGCGATATGGGGTGTATACAAGTAGCGTCAGGCACCGCACAAGTAGCACGATTGTTGTTTAGGGCAACCGGCGAAGTAGTAGTTGAGAACGTATCCAGTAACACGAATTACATTAAATTTGATTTCGCGTTTAAAGCGCTGTAGAGGAGTCGTTATAAAATGAAACAAATATACAAATACGACAACAAAATGAATTATGTGCCGTCCGAAAATACGATTATCAATGACGGCGAGGATATTCCGGAAGGGTACACAGATATCCCTCCAGTTAATCCTAATGGTGCGGGTATGTATAAACCGATGTTCGATAAAGGCAAATCGGAATGGCGCGAAACAGCTACACAAGAGTATATCGACAGCTTACAACCTCCGCCTCCCGAACCGTCAGAGCTAGACAAGCTTAAACAGCAAGTATCTGACCTCACATTCAAGCTGTTAACAGGTGGTGTGATTAAATGAGTGATTGGTACGAAACAATAAAAGATTATTATGATGACAAACTCTGGACTCCTGAAATGGTCAGGGATATGATACCGATAAAGATTTTAACGCCAGGAGAATATCAAGAAATAACAGGTTTTATTTATCCAGCCACGGAGCCGGTTGTCATAGATTTAGGAAGTTAACCAACACCCAGAGAGGTGTTTTTATTTTGCCTCTAAGGAGGTGATAACAAGAAATGGAGGATACAACTGTGTTTATTAATTTTGAAACATTGGATTTAGCGAGAGTTTACCTGTTTGGGGGTGTGAAATATCTTGATTTAATGCTGGTGCTAAACATCATTGATATCCTTACCGGTGTGGTGAAAGCGTGGAAGTTTAAGGAGCTCCGCAGCCGTAGCGCATGGTTCGGTTATGTGCGTAAGATGCTCAGTTTTTTGGTGGTCATTGTGGCAAATATAGTAGATACAATCCTCAATCTGAACGGTGTCCTGACATTTGGAACCGTTCTTTTTTATATCGCCAATGAAGGGCTTTCCATTACGGAGAACCTGGCACAGATCGGTGTTAAGATTCCAGCGGCCATTACTGATCGGCTTCACGTAATCGAAAATGACAACGAACAAACAAACGAAAAGGATGAACAGGCTGCTGGATAAAACCGGCGGCCTTTTCTATATCAAAAATAAAGGAGAGAACACTTATGACAATCACAGTGAAAAAGAATTTTGTATCAGAAGCAAAATACGGTTTGAAATGCCCTAATCACATGGACGCTGAATACATTACCATCCACAATACAGCCAACGATGCGTCAGCTGCTAACGAGATCAGCTATATGATCGGGAATACAAGCTCGACAAGCTTTCACTTTGCAGTCGATGATAAAGAGGTGCGGCAGGGTATCCCTACAAATCGTAATGCATGGCATACAGGGGACGGTAAAAACGGCACCGGTAATCGTAAGTCGATTGGTGTCGAAATCTGTTACAGCAAGTCAGGAGGGGCGAAATACTACGCTGCTGAAAAGTTGGCCATCAAGTTTGTGGCGCAGCTCCTTAAAGAGCGCGGTTGGGGAATTGATCGTGTCCGTAAGCATCAAGACTGGAACGGGAAGTATTGCCCGCACCGTATTTTGTCGGAGGGCAGATGGGATGAGGTTAAGGCTACCATTGAAAAAGAATTGAAGGCTCTGGGCGGGAAAACAACTTCTAAACCGTCATCATCTGCGCCTAAAGCTTCTGGGGGCACTTACACAGTCAAAAAAGGCGATACTCTTTCCGCAATTGCAAAAGAGCACGGGGTGAGTGTGGCATCCCTACAAAGCTTGAATGGTATTAAGAACCCGAACTTGATCAAGGTCGGCCAAGTATTAAAGCTGACTGGATCAAGCACTTCCAGCCCTAAACCAAGCAGCAAAAAAACGTCATATGCGCTGCCTTCTGGCACCTTTAAAGTAACAAACCCTATGAGAAAAGGGGATGACGTAAGGCGGATTCAAAAAGCGCTGGCAGCTCTTTATTTCTATCCGGATAAAGGGGCGAAGAATAACGGCATTGATGGTGTGTATGGTCCGAAAACAGCAAATGCTGTAAAACGTTTCCAGTCAGTATGTGGCCTGACTGCTGATGGAATTTATGGGCCTAAGACTAAAGCGAAAATTGAAGAGAAATTAAAATAA